GATGTGGCTCGCGGACAAGAGTTGGACTACCACGCGGTCACAGTTATTGATATTACAGAGGCTCCATACAAGGTGGTCGCACAATATAAAAATAATCAAATCGCACCTTTCCTACTACCTAACCTTTTGTACGCGATGGGAACACGCTACAACAATGCCTACATTCTCACCGAGGTCAATGACATCGGACAGGAGATTGTTGACATCATGCACAATGAAATGGAATATGAAAATCTATTGGTTACCACGGTGCGTGGGCGAAAAGGTCAAGTTATGGACGGTGGCTTTGGCAACTACCAAGTCCAGCAGGGTGTTCGCATGAGTCCCAAGGTCAAGCGTGTCGGATGCACGATGCTTAAAGAAATGATTGAGCAGGATAAACTATTGATTGAGGACTATGATATTATTAATGAACTTTCTGCGTTTGTTGCGAAAAAAGGTTCATATGAGGCAGAAACCGGACACCACGATGACTTGGTGATGACACTTGTGCTTTTCGCGTGGACATCTACCCAGCCTTATTTCAAAGATTTGACGGACATAAATATTCGTGACAAACTCTACCGAGAGAAGATTGAGAAAATGGAAGAGGAACTCATGCCCTTTGGGTTTATTGACGTAGGACTCGACCTAGAATTTCAAGATGGAGATGGAACCACTTGGAAAGTTATAGATGATGACAGCCAAAATCATAATTTTTGATAGATAAATTGTACCAAGGAGATATCTATGGCATTTCAAGTAAGCCCCGGTGTTGACGTAAACGAAGTTGACCTTACAAACATCATCCCTGCCGTTTCTACAACAAACGCAGGCTTCGCTGGTTTCTTTAACTGGGGACCAGTAGACCAAAGAATTACAGTTTCAAGCACAAACAATTTGAAAGAAATCTTTGGCGACCCAGACGACAATAACAAAGACCACTGGTTTTCTGCCGCAAACTTTTTGAATTACGGTGCGAATCTGCAAGTTGTTCGTGTTGTTAATTCCGATGCTACAAACGCAGGAAACGATAGTGGTTTCTTAATTAAAAATAGAGATGACTACAACGGAAAAACAGATTTTTCAAATAATAACTTTATTGCCAAGTTCCCCGGTGGAGAGCAAGATACCCTTGGTAACTCTATCTTAGTCTCGATTGGTAATAAATCATCTTTTGGAATTACGATTGCCGGTACTGGTCCCGCAAACGGTGATACGTCTGTCTTCTTCGGAACAACAGGATTTGCATCTGGAGTTACAGTGACCGATATTGTCGCTGGAACTACTTTTGCTGATAACTTGGTCATCGCTGGTGTTAGAAGACCAATCACAGGTATGGAAAGTGCTGTTGGCGGAGTCACTGTTTCCTTTGCATCACCCATCACAAACAGAGAGGCTGGAAAAACAGCCGCATCTATTGAGTGGAAGTATGCAAATAACTTTAATACCAAACTTCCTGCCACCTCAGATTTTGCCGCGAGAGTCACTGGACTTAATGATGGCGTGAACGACCTTGTTCACGTTGCCGTGGTCGATAAAAATGGTGATTGGACAGGAACAGTCGGTGGAATTCTTGAAACTTTCAGTGACCTGTCAGTGGCTCCAAACGCTAAAGATGAGCAGGGTAAAAATATCTTCTATAAAGATAGACTGAATGATAGTTCAGAGTATGTTTACGTTGGTGACCATATTCCGGGTTCTTCCCTTGGAGGCGGCACAGGTTCGCAATGGGGTACAGCACTCACTCCCGGTCTTACATACGCACAGTCCTTAAAGAATCAATATCTTGGTTTAACTGGTGGCGGTGCAACATTCCCTGCATCTGGTGACTTCTTCACGGATGGATTTGAGAAGTTTGAAGACCCTGAGACAGTTGATGTTTCGATTCTCGTCGGCGGTCCTAGCACAAGTGCCACTGCCAAGAGCATCAGAACAATGGTTGAAAATAGAAAAGACTGCATTGCATTCTTCTCTCCACCCGAAGCAACTGTTCTGACAAACTCTGGCACACCCAAGAAGGGATTTGTCGCTGCTGCAAACGTGGTTGCGTATCGCAACGGAACAGACGGCGCACTTGAGGGTGGTGATTTTGATGGTACATCAAATAACCTCAACGTGTCATCCTCGTACTGTGTTCTCGACTCTGGTTGGAAATACATGTTCGACAGATTTGCCGATAAGTTTAGATACGTTCCTCTCAACGCCGATATCGCTGGTATCGCTGTTCGTGCTGATTTTGAATCTGAGCCTTGGTTCTCTCCTGCTGGTTTGAATCGCGGTCAGGTTCAAGGAGTCATTCAACTTGCCTTTGACCCAACCAAAACAGAAAGAGATACTCTGTACCTGAATGGTGTCAACCCTGTTGCATCCTTCCCCGGTCAAGGCACAGTTTTGTTTGGCGATAAGACTTTGCTTGCCAAGCCAAGTGCTTTCGATAGAATCAATGTTCGTCGATTGTTCATCGTGCTTGAGAAGGCTATCGCGGCTGCTGCCAAGTTTAGCCTCTTTGAGTTGAATGATAACTTCACTCGCGCACAGTTTAAGAACTTGATTGAACCGTTCTTGCTGGACGTTCAGGCACGACGAGGTATTACAAACTTCAAGGTTGTTTGTGACGATACAAACAACACATCGGAAGTGATTGATAGAAACGAATTTGTTGCTGATATCTTTGTTCAGCCAACACGCTCGATTAACTTCATCACCCTCAACTTTGTTGCTACAAGAACTGGTGTGAATTTCGATGAAATCGCTGGAGTCTAAGATAAATACTAATAAGGAGAAATTCGCATGAACATTGAATCTTTCAAAAACTCTGTTGGTGGCGGTGTAAGAACCGCTCTGTTTAGAGTTGGCGGTAGAATCGGCGGTAGCGGCTCTGATGAATTATTGACCTTTCTTGTGACAGCCTCTTCCCTTCCACAATCAAGTCTACAAACCATCAGCGCACCATTCCGTGGTAGAGATGTGAAACTTCCGGGGTCTAGAGTCTTCGGAGAAGAATGGTCAATCACTATTCTTTCAGATAATGATATGTCTCTTCGTTCCAAGTTTGAACGATGGGTTGAAGACTTAAATGGTGCTGAAACAAACATCGCTCGACGAGACATTGATTTGTCTAACACCACAGATTTCCCAAACTGGTCTATTGACCAACTTGACAGAAACGGTGACCCTGTTAAGTCCTACACTATGTTTTACTGTTTCCCAACCGCTGTATCTGCAATTCAAAACACCGCTGGTGATGAAGGACTTGCATCCTTTGATGTGAGTCTGGCTTACTCTTACTTCACCACCAGTGATGTGACTGTCGGATATGGATTACCGGGAAGCAGAACTGAAGCCAGATAAGGAAAATTACTAAATGCCTGTTGAACTTTTTGGAATTTCAATAGGGCGGACAAAAAAAGAAGTTCTTTCTCAGCAGACCCCTGTTGAACCCAAGGCAACCTCATTTGTTCTCCCTGAACTTGACGATGCTACCCCGGTCGATGCCGGTGGTTATTATGGCGTTGGTATTGATTTAGATTTTTCACTCAGAACCGAAGCCCAGTTTATCGCTAAGTATCGTGAGATGTCGATGCACCCTGAAATTGAACAGGCTGTTGAGGACATTTGCAACGAGGCAATCGTTCACGGGGATGATAAGTTTCCAATTGGTATTGCACTCGACAACTCAGATGCGGCTGATGATGTAAAGTCACAAATTCAAAAAGAATTTGCCTACATCCTCCGGCTTCTTGATTTTAATAATCGTGGCTACGAAATCTTTCGTCGATGGTATGTTGACGGCAAGGGCTACTTCCACATGATTGTTGACCCTAAAAATCCTAAAAAGGGTATCATTGAAATGCGTCCCGTTGATGCAGCAAAAATTAAAAAGATTGCCAAAGTCGAAAAGGATACAGACAAGCAAACTGGTGCTAAAAAAATTAAGGGTGTGAAAGAGGTTTATGTTTTTAGAGAGAAGCCTGATTCACAAACTGCAATCGAGATAGCCCCAGAAGCAATTTGTTATTTCCCATCTGGATTATTTGACCCCTCAAGAACACGGGCAGTTTCGTATCTTCAAAAAGCAATCAAGCCTCTCAATCAGTTGAGAATGGTTGAAGATGCCACCGTTATTTACAGACTCTCCCGTGCGCCCGAACGAAGAATCTTCTACGTTGATGTTGGTTCGCTTCCCAAAAATAAAGCCGAGCAATACGTCAAGGGTCTGATGAACAGGTATCGCAACAAACTCGTTTACGATGCGAACACGGGTGAGATTCGTGATGACCGTAAGTTTATGAACATGCTTGAGGATTATTGGTTCCCTCGTCGTGAAGGTGGTAAAGGCACAGAAGTCTCCACTCTTGATGGTGGGGCAAACTTGGGTGAGATGGATGATGTTTTGTATTTTGAAAAGAAATTATACAAATCCCTAAATATTCCGATGTCAAGACTCGAAGCAGACACAGGCTTCAACATGGGTCGTGCATCAGAAATCACCCGTGATGAATTGAACTTCCAAAAGTTTATTGACCGACTGAGAAATAAGTTCAACCTACTTTTCATCAATGCTCTTCGTGTTCAATGTATTCTTAAGGGCATCGTGAAAGAGTCTGAATGGTATAGAATTCAACAAGATATTAGATTTGATTATGTTTCGGACTCATACTTTACGGAAAGCAAAGAGTATGAAATTATCAAAGAAAGACTCGATGTTCTTCGTGAAATCAGTGACCACATCGGTGACTACTACTCAAGAGATTATGTAAGACGAATTATTCTGCGACAGACAGACGAAGAAATTAAAGAACAAGATAAACAAATTGACTTTGAACGAGAACGAGGGCTATTGCCTGATAAAACACAGCAAGGATTCTAATGAACGAAATCAGAAACGCTATTGAATTGATTGAAAACGCTCCCTCAAAAGTTGCGTCTACTTTCATTTCGTCGCTTCTGGCAAGTCGGGCTATTGAAAGAAT